ATCCTAAGCTGTTTAAATTTATTTATGTTATATATGTTTGCCTACCAATGGCTTTAAAACTTGAGCAAAATGCTGCTCTATTGCAGGCATCATATCTTCCATATCACGATTGAATTCAATTACATGAAGTTTTAATTTAAGTGATAAATTATTCCCCCAATGACAAAGTTGTAATCCCTGAGTAGCAGCTGTTTTAAAGTACCCTAAATGTTGAACAATCCTGCTATAGAAATTCTTTTTGACCTTTCCGACATATAAATAATTGCTTGTAGCACAATATGTTTTTTTTATAACCGGAACAGCCCTATGGTTATCTTTTCTAGAATAGTCCTCCAGTGCATTGACAAGGTCTGACTGGTTAGTATTAGAAGTTATTTCAAACCAATAAACAGCAGGTCCTTTAATCTCCTTTAGAGAATCAAATTTTTTCTTGTACGCTTCTGACTTGGTGATGTCTACAGTCAGATACTGATTATCTAATTCAGAACAATCAAAATCATAACTATATTCTTTTGCTCCATGATTTTTTATAAATTCCAGACTTTTAATGGATTGATCTATAAATTTTTTTAAATTTTCATCCATAGATATTCTCTTTTATAAAGTAAATATTTAGTTTTTCGTAAAAGACTCAACCCCAAAGGATAGCGATAGATAAAATTCGGTTTTAATAAAAAGATTTATCCGGCATACAAGGTACTCTGACTGCAAAAGTTTCAGACCTTAATATTGAGTAATGTTACTTTCAATATTTCCATAAGTGCTGGTTCTAATTTAAAATCGGACAAGTCCCAATATTCATGCTTCCTTATCTGGTGCCCCGGGTCAACCGGATGATTTAACCGAATTACTGCTTTCAAATAAAAATCGGCATATAAAGGCGTATCACCACGTTCTATTTTTTCAACTATTCCAATATGGGTTATTGCTGAATCAGGTGCACCTAAATATAAACCAACATAATAGGCATCCTTAACAGGAACAGCACGTGAATCTCCACCAAAACTAATGCATAAATTACCAAAGTTCTCTTTAAAAAAGTCATCATTTATGCCTCTAACAATGACTAAGGTATCATCTTCTACATTCATAGTGTTTATTTTCAAGTTAGCAGTACAAACTTACAATAATGCCCCGACTTATGCAAGCCGGGGCAGTCCAATTTATAAATTTAAAGTCTTATGATGAAGATTGTCTGTTACCCCAATGTTTCCGTACCACCAACATGACGACAATCAAAACGGTTACACAAACACAGGCAAAACCGATTTGTTCAGGCAGCGTGGATTCTTTTTTATCCTTTACCTCTTCAGTCTTAGTTTCCTCATGTTTGGTGGAAGTGGCTTCCTTATCAGCTTTTACCTCCGTACTGTCATTGACTACAGTTTCCTTCTTTTCATTCTTATTGAAATCACCTTCCACATGACCGTCAGCCAATAACGGAGGTTTTCCAGTCAGACTGTCGGGCGGTTTTCGGGTATCATAGATACGGAAATCAATTACATAGCTGCCATTAGTGGTTATCAGCTCTCTTAAAGAAGTAGCAGATCCATGTACGATATTGACCGATTCACTGGCACTGTCCTTCCTGATTACTTCTGTGTCGGATTTGACAGCCTTATGCGAGCTACCACAGGCAAACAGCAGGAACAGACACATGAAAGGAGCCAGCAATATATGCCGGCTTACCCAGTTCATAACTCTAACCAACATAGTCTACAACTTAAGAACTTGCATCCTGTTATTTCCGTCAGCCCGATAACTGACGTGCACCCAAGCGAAGTTAGACTCGTCAATCAACTGGTCATAGGGTAGGTTCTTTCGGATATACTCAAACAACAACTTGTTTTGCTGTCTGTCCCCAGTGTCAATATCAGCAGCTTCCCCCACCATGTGCTGCGAGGTCTTACTTCCCTTGACGGCCGCATTAAGTTCCGGACAGCGATAACCACTGTTTACTGTTATAGGCTTTCCCCACCACTCACGTAACGGATCAAGCACATTATCTACCAAGGCAGTCAGAGCAGTCACATGCTCCTGTCTGCATCTGTTGTTGATACCCAAGCGGTCAGCAGTCGTTGACTTGCAGAGTTCCGCAATCGTAAAAAACTTCATTTCTTATCCTCCTTATCTTTAATTAATGTAGCCCTGCGTGGTGGAATACGACGACCGCATTCGCTGTCGGGCCTGTCACAACGGTTATGTTCGGCATCTTTCAATTGCAGTTCCAGCTCGTGGCACTTATGAATCCATGCCAGCTTATCAGACTGTTCATTACGAAGCTCAACGTATAACGCATCAATCTTGGCGTCACGCTGGGCGATACGTTCTTCCAGCCAGTCAACCTGCTTACGCTCGTTCTCATCCTCCATCGAATCGGCGGATGCATCCTCTTTCCGTGCGTTCGTCTTGCGGTTCACCCAAAACGTGGCACCCCAGCGGACAGCCTCCAATCCCCCGAAAGCCCCGATTATAGCCAACCAGTCGTTTAATTCCATTCTGTCTATTGTTTATCTGATTATAATACTACTTCAAAGATATGTCTATTTACTTGCGTCATTGTTGCAGAATTACTTAAATCCATTGCCACGATATGACAATAAAAAAAGAGCCCGATGACAATATTTATTGCCATCAAGCTCCTGGTTACACTGCAAAGATAGTGAAAACTATTCCATATTCAATCCATATTGAAAAAATAATCAGGAGCAATATTTCGATTATCCGAAGAATTTAAAGAGTCACAATATTAATAGAAAACAAATAGGATTCATGAAATCTACCGGTTGTCTATAAAATCAGATGTTCTCAAGCCTTTATCAGGAAACATCTTTACTTTTTTCCTTTTCCTTTGAACATTTTTCAAGTCACGCACAATGGTGCTGGAAAGTACCTCCGAATAAATCTGTGTGGTCTTTACGGAAGTATGTCCGAGCAGCTTCTGGACTGTTGTAATCGGAACACCTTGATGCACCAGCAGGGTGGCACAGGTATGACGGCTCACATGGTAGGTTATCCGCTTTTTGATACCACATAACCCGGCCAGCTTTCGAAGCTGCTTATTCACTTCCGAGTTACAAGGCAAAGCGGCAAAACTTCCGATATCAGGATAGCGGTCAAGAATGCCCAATGCCCTGCTTTCAAACAGCAGATGCAACGGCAGACGGATTTCCACCCCTGTCTTGACGGATTTGAAGTACAGCCACCGCTTGCCGTTTATCCTAATGAAATTCTCAGGTGTGAGCTGGCAGAAGTCAGAATAGCGCAATCCGGTATAACAGCAGAACAGGAAGGCATCGAGCACATGGCGCATGGATTCCTCTTCCACCTCGACCGTTTCCAGCTTCTTCAGCTCGTCCGGGGTAAGAAACTCATGTCTGCCTTTCTCCTGTTTGATTTTGTACTTTCTGAACGGATAAGAATCTGCGTGCATATATCCCTGGTTGATTGCCTCATTGACCAAGGTACGGAGCTGTCTCATGTGCTTGGCTATCGTATTGACCGCATTGCCCTTTTCTCTCAAGTATTGCTCAAAATCACGAAGGAATGTATAGGTAAGGTCCTTGAAGTCCAATCCGGAACGGAAATCATGCAGGACTGCCAGTGTCGAGTGCAGGTTGTCCTTGGTGGACTGCTTCTTGTCCGAATTGTCAATGGCTGATTTGGCGAAAGTGGAGAAGCTGATATTCACGGCACTTTTCTTCTTGACAGCATCCTTCAGTAGTGAGAGTGTGGCAGGTATTCCGCGCTTCCAATACCCCAACTCTATGCCTTGCAGATACAGGATGTATTCATAGAGCATTGTGTTGAGTTCGTTAGATTGGGGGTGGTTAATGACTTGTGCCCCCTCACGGCTCCAGCACTCCGGTTTGAGGTAAACATTGGTCTTCAGGTAGATTTTCCTTTGGTTCAAATAGGCTTCAACCTGTACAAGAGCCGTGCCCTGCCTGTTAAGTGTGTTCTGGCGGTTATATACAAGACGGTATCTGATTTTATCCATTTTTCCGCAAAGGTGCGAAAAGATTAATGGAAGAAAGGTATCAATGTGGAACATTTCCACATCATCCCACACTATATGAGGATTTTTTCCATTTCACATATAATTAGCAGAATATTAACCATCTGATAATCAGATTAATTATTCTTTTGGCATAAAAATTGTCCTATCATTATCGTAAAACAACAACCATTAAAAATATAAGATTATGAAAAAATTTTTTGTTGCAGTAGCATTGGTAATGGGATTAGGAACAACAGTGGC